CGTCAGGAAGCCGTTGTTCTGCTTGTAGAAAACGTAGTTGGCCGCGTCGGTGGCCTGCTCGGCGCCCTTCGAGTCCGCGGCCTGCGTGGGCTCGAAGATCACGGCGTCGTCGCTGCTCAGGAACATGTCGATGAGGTCCGGCAGGATCCATTCGACGGTGTCCTGCACCTCGGACGTGACGATAGACGACCACCCGTCCTCCTCGTTGCCGTAGGGCTGGCGGTAGTACTCCTTGGCCGCAACGCGCCGTTCTTGCGCGAGCGTGCCCCAGACGAACTGGGCAGAGTTCTCCTCCAGCTCCTGCAGCATGCTCAGGAGGGTGGTGTCGTCCATCTTCGCCATGGCTTAGCGCTTGCGCGAGCTGGTGGGCGCCGGTGCTGCGGCAGGGGCCCCAGCGGGTGCTGGCTCGATCTGCTCGGCGATGGTTTCGAGTTCGTCGGGCGTGGGCTCCGCCGGCTGCGACTCGGTCGAGGATTCCACCTGGTCGGCCGTCACGACATTCGAGGACTGCGGAGCGACCGGTGCGGGCGCCGGTTCTTCGGCCGGCACACCAACGCGCTCAGCAGCTTCGGCCGCGAGCTGCTTGGGTGACTTCTCTGGCCAGGGCGGCGTGCCGACCACGGCCGAGCCATCGGGGTAGGTGTGGAGTTCGCTGCGCACGATCTCGGTGGTGGTCGCTTCGGTTGCGTCGGTCATGGGAGCCTTTCTCGCTGGTCAGGCCAGCATGCGGTTGCTACGGTAGGTGAGAGGTTTGGACGGCGTGGGCTTCGTAATCGCATGCCGTTTCATCATGTCGGCGTAGCGCGTGGCGCTCATCAGGTCGTCGCCGAGCTTCACGATCTTTCCGTCCTTGCGGTGGTACATGCGGAACTCTTCGAACCAGTCGTTCAGGTGGTCGAAGACCTTGAAGCGGCCCGTCTGCATGCGGTCGAGCATGTCGAGCACACCGGCCTCGACGCCGTTGCCACCGGTGCCCTCCTCCTCGCCATCTGCCGGCGGGTGAGTGGCCTTGTCCTTGAGCATGTTCAGGCCCTGCGCCTCGTACTGGTCGCGCAGTGCCTGGCCTGAGCCCTTGTCGTGCTGCAGGCCGTCGTGCGGCCATGCCCATGGCAGCCAGTCGCCCCAGGGCTTGAGCGTCGAAGCGAACAGCAGCGGCGTCTGCTCTTTCTGCCGATGGCATGCCGTCACGTAAACCGTGTCCGTGTCCCGATCCCAGGCCAGGCGCACTGCAGCGCTCGGGTGGTCCCAGCCGAAGTCGATGCCGCAGATCTGCGCCCAGTGCCGCGGGATCTCGAAGGCCGGCACCTTGATAAGCGCTTCGTCGACCGGGAAGATGCGACCGCTGCCCAGCGTCGGCACTCCGTTGACGCGGGCCTCGCGCTCGTGCGCCGGGTAGCTGGAAATGATCGCGGCGCGCTGCTCGGGCGTGTAGTGCTCCGCGTCGTGGATGGTCATGGTGGTCACGTTCGTACCAGGCGGCTTGTCGATCAGGAACCGCTTCACGGTGTCGGTCATGCCCATCAGCGGTGTGAAGGTCATGTACACGATGCCGTCGGTCGCGTTGGTGCGCGTGAGCGACTCGGTGTAGACGTCGAGTTCCGGCTCCTCGTCGAGCCATACGAAATCCAGCGTCGCGGCCTGGAACTTCGCGCGGCCCTGCTCGTAAGACTTGATGCCCAGCACCGACTCGCCGGCCTGCACATCGCCACCACCGCCATGGCGCACCACAATCGACTCGATGGCGTCCTGCACGCCGGCGCGGCGGTTGAAATCCTTGATGGCGTCGCGCGGGATGGTGCCCGTTCCGATGTTCTCGATCTTTCCGCACAGCTGCAGCTGCAGCGAGTCGCGCGTCACCTCGTTGGTCACACCCGCAGCCCAGCCGCTGACGGCACGGTCCCAAGTGCGGCCTTGCCACCAGTCGGGATAGCGTCCGGTCAGGTGCATGGCAGTCTCGAAGGCCGCGCTCCACGTCTTGCCGAGCTGGTTGCCGGCCTTCAGCAACCGCTCGCGGAAGCGCTTGCCTGCGAAGTGGAACTCCAGCTGCTTGGCGTAGGGCCGGTAGGTTTTCAGCCGGTTACCCTGGGTGCGGCGGTGCATCTCCTCGAGCAGCGCCAGTTCTTCGAGCTGCAGGGCGCGCACCTGGCCGGGAGTGAGGGGCGCATTCACTGCGATGCCGTCCCGTCAACAGGTCGCGCCTGGGCTTCCAGGTCTGCGCGGATCTTGGCTGCACGTCGAGCGATCTCCTCGTCGCTCAGGTTGATGATGGTGGTGTTCTGCTCGATCTCGAGCTTCTCGCCGTACTCACGGGGGTTGGCCTTCGATGCCCTCCACCGGTAGTGATGCGCCAGCTCGCGGGCCTTGGCGATGCCGTCTTTGCCGCGGGCTGACTTGATCGCCGCTTCAGCGAGATCGTCGAACGCCTGCGCGGCTTCGATTCGCGCTTCGCGCACGCGCGCCTGGCGCTCAGCATCCAGCGATACCCAGCGGCTGAGCGAGCCGCGCATGACGCCCAGCGACTTGCAGATTGCGGTCTGCGTCTCGCCGGCCACCAGCCTGTCGCACAGGGCCTCCAGGCCGAAGGCGTTGAGGATGGCTTCGGCCTCGCCCGGCTTGACCGTGACCTTACCCACGATGAAGCCCCTCGAAAGTTGTGTTCATGGTCGGGGCTCCCTTGGGCTTATCCGAAGTCGGCCCATCCGACTGACGCCGAAGCGCTGGGCCTGTGCGGTCAGCACTCGCGCCTTGCGCCCATCGAGTGCGAATGGTGAAGATCCGGCGCGGTTTGCCCGCCGCGCCAACACGCATGGCTGGTGCTGCTTGCCGGGGGGATGAGCGGGAGGTGGAAACGAAAAAGCCGCCTCGGTGGGCGGCTTGAAAATCTGGCGGGCAGGCTTCGCCCACCGGGACGGAATGTAACCGAAATCGCTGCGGAGCGTCAATCTCGCGCCTTTCGGCATTCCAGAACTGCAGCGACAGCGCGCGCGAGCACATACGACGCCTCGCTCCGGTTGATGTTGAACCGAACCACAAACGTGTCTCGCAAACCCACGATTTCGTCGGGCCTGCCGTTGAGATAAGCGCGCAATTCATCGCCGGTTGCTGGTGTTCGCTTCACCCATTTCACGATCTCTTCGGCCTTTTTCTGGGCTTCATCGGCGAAGACGGTTCCAGGGCCTCGAGACAGGATGTGCCTCGTCGCCAGTTCCAGCGCACGCATGCGAATTTCTTCTTCGGTCACGTCATCACCCCTTCGGCCTGCAGCTCGCGCAGCAGCATGTTGCGGGCTTCGAGCAGCAGTACCCCGAGTTCGTCGCCCGATGGAAGCCGGGCCGACGACCAGACGGCCGCCTCGCTGTGTAGGTTCATCGCCTGAATCTCCAGCGCCAGGCGCCACTTCCTCGGTGTATTCGGCACCCGCTTGAGGGCAGCATCGACACCGCGCATGCGCTCCTGCTCGGCGCGCTCGTCCTCAGCACCGTTGCGCCAGTCCCAATGCGTCGGGGTGCTGTAGTCGCGGCAGGTGCTGTCGGAGCCGCTGTAGCCGCGTGTGTGCGAGTAGCCCAGCGTCCACTCGTACCAGCACGCGAGCAGGCGGTTCAGCTTGCCGTCGAGCGCCTCGATGCGGGACTTCTCGCGCACGATGTGCTGCGTGGGCTCGGCGCTGGCCTTGGTGCGCGCCGCACGGGCTGCTGCTCGGCGGGCGCGCCAGTCGTCGATGAGGGCCGTGACCGTCATGCGCCTCCTTCGAGGGTCAGGGTGTCGATGCCGTTGCCGCAATTGACGTCCAGCTCGCAGGCCACGACGACCGCGTGGCGCGCATCCTGCCCAAGCCACATCGCGGCCAGCGCATAGTCGCGGCCCGATCCCATCGCGAAGTACGGATCTTCGAAAGTGATCGGATGAGGCGTGCGCTCGTACTTCAGCACCTTCCCGCTGTCGATCACCAGCATGTCGGCGGATGTGTCTTGATCGCGCTGGAAGGCGGGGAAGTCCTCGGCTTTGCACCCTGCTTCGATCCACGCGAACATGGCAACAACGCGGTCGAAGTCGCCCGATCCTCCGACTAGCAAGCCGCCGATACGGCGGATCTTCGTCACGGTGCGACTTAGCCCCGCGCAACTGGCGCGCTTGTCGGCCGCCAGAGTCTTGCCGTCCCAGGCGATCACAGTCATGGGTCAGACCTCGATGGCGTCTCGCAGCGTGGCGAGTTGGGTCTGGATGGCGCTGGTGCACATCGTGAGTTCACGGATGCGCTGCCCCATCGGACAGATCGACGCAATGGCCTCGCCCTTGCTTGTGGAGCTTGGCGGCACGCGGCCCATGTTCTTCACGGGTTCGAGCTGCTGCTCGAGTGCAATGGCCGTCTCTTGCAGACGGCTGAGCGCCATCGACAGTTCATTGAGCTCGACGGTGACGGGCGGCGTGTCGCGCAAGGGTTGCGAGGCGTTCTGCGCCAAGCGAAATGCGTCGTTGATCTGTTGGTTGATTGCTTGCATGTCATTCTCCAGTTGTGCGGCCGAGAAAGCGCGGCCGCGTCGCTTCAAACTCGAATCTCGACCACGCGCAGCACCATGTGGCCGAGCGTGAGAAGGTCGCCGCGGCGCACGGTGAACAGGTCGGCGGCCAGGTCGAGGCCGATGGTGATCACGCGCCAGTTGCCGCGGCCTTTGGGGCGACAGAGCAGCGTCAAGACACAGCCCTCCGCACCATCTCGGTCGTGTAGTCGCGCAGATCACGTATCAGTTGCTGCATGACGGCTTGGTACAGCCACCCCTGTACGCGGCTCTCGAAGTCGCAGCCGTACTTGGCCTGGTGCCACTCGTCGAAGGTCGGGGTCGTCACAGCGTCGCCCCCATGCGCTGCTCGCGCTCCTGCAGCTGCTGCATCGTGGCCTTCGCGAACAGGCCGATGCGGCAGTGGTTCTCTGGCGCGGTCGACAGACCCGCACGCAGCGCAGGATCGGTGCGCGCGTCGCATGTGCCGTAGCCATCCTTGCCAAGAGGCGCGGACAGGTTCCAGTGCTTGCAGGTGCCGCAGTTCATGGGCGCTTTTCCTTCGGCCACCATGGCGCCATTGCGTTTTCGAGTGCGTCGTGAAAGGCCTTCTCGATGGCTCTGGCGCGGGTTCGGCTGATGACGATGCCGCTTGGGATCGTCACGCCCATGTGCACGGATGTCTGCCCCACTGCATTCGGACGCTCGACGATGCAGTGAAAGAGCGCCCCGGGAGTCGCGCATTTTTTCTTCATGCCATCGCTCCCAGCAGATCAGGCTGCACCACCGGCACCACGATCTGCTCGATGCGCAGCACCACGCGCGCGCCGTGCTCGTCGGGCTCCATGCGCTTCTTGTGCAAGTCCCAGATCCAGTGGTCGTTCGTGAAGATGATCCCCTGCAGCGCATCGCTCAGCACCTTCTCGGCGTTGCCAAGGTCGATGCACTGCACGGTGTCATCCCAGCGCGCGCCGTGCTTGCGCATGCGGGTCTTGAAGTCGAGCGGCCGGTGTGGGTAGAGCTCCAGGTGAACCTTTACGCGGTCGTCGATAGGCTTGCCGACGCCGGCAGCCTTGCCGATCCAGCCCACCTGTTCCTTGAAGTCCTTCGCCTCCGAGGTGACGTAGACGATGGGCATCCACTTGCCGCGGATCTGCACGCAGCGCGAGGCCCAGTACCTGTTCGCCGAGATGGGGTAAGGGAGGGTCAGCGTGATCATGCGAGCCTCGCCATGTCGAAGACGCTCACCGGCTGCGTGCGTCGGGCCTGAGTCACGATGGCTTCGGCAGGCGCAATGCCGACCTGGTACTGACGCGGACGCTTCTGTTTCACGCACGTCACTTTGTTGCCCATGCACAGGCGCGGCATGTACGTCGCGACGATGCCTGGCGCTACGCCGCTGGCTTCGGCGATCTGCACCGCAGTCATCGGAACGCCGCTTGTCATCGCGGCCAGGATCAGCTCGGAATGCGCGGGTTGGTAGGTCATGATGCCTCCGCGAGCTGCGCGCGGGCGCGCGCGGGATCGACAGCGACGGGCAGCGCCGCCGGCGAGTGCCAGATGATTCCGTGCCGCATGCCGTGCAGGATCTCGGCGGCCGACAGCGGTGTCTCGTCGGGCTCGGCATAGCGCAGCGAGCGCGGGGACGACTTCCGGTTTTCCTCCCGGTTTTGAGGCGTGTTCATGCGTTGCTCCCGACCTTGTGACGCAGCGCGTCGAGCACCTGGCCGCCGAGGAAAGCGTCGAGCCGAGTGGCCCAGCTGCTGTAGCTTTCGCCCGGGCGCGGTGCGAGTTCCGTGAGGTTCCAGCCGCCCATGTCGAGCGCGGGCCTCAGTCGCTCCCACGCCTGGCGGTAGGCGTCGTTTTGCGCCTTCACGTCGGTGCACAGGTCCTGATCGCACAGCACGCGGCGGCACTCGTTGATCTCGGCGGTGACGACGCGCCAGTCAAGCAAGACCTTCGTGATGCGCGGCCAGTCGCTGGCGTTCGTGGCGTAGTGGTAGCGGCAGATGCCACGGCTGCCGCTGGATGGGAACAGGGTCCCGGGGATGGGACAGCCATTGGCCGTGCACGCGAAGCGCGGGCGGCTGGGCGCTGCGTCCTGGGCGACGTCTTCGTCGTCTTCGGGTCCACCGGCGATGAAGCGCGGCTTGCGCGCATTGGGCGAGAGAGCGGGCATGGTCATCCTTCGGAGTGATAGTTGCCCTCTTGGACCTTGGCCCAGTTCTCGGCTTTGGTGAGCCAGGGCAAGGTGAGAGCGAACGGCATGGAGCCGGGATTGCGGGCGGGCGTCTTGCCCATCAGGAATGGCGAGCGGCGGCACCATCGAAAGAGCTTTGCGAACACACGAAGGCCGTCGTCTTCGGTCTTCCATCCGTGCTCGGCAGCTTCCTCGCGCCAGCGGGTTCGAAGTGCCGCAGCACGTGCGTCGGTCCACTTCATCGGCTGCTGCAGCTCGGGCATGAGCTGGCCCCACAGCGCGAGGATTCGCTGATGCGGGCAGTCGGGGATTCCAGGGTTTTCGGGTTCGGGGTCGATACCCGGCAGAAGCCCCTCCGACGTCGAAGTCGTCGGTGGGGGAGCAGTCGAAGACTGCGATGTGTTGAATTCCTGTTCCTGTTCCTGTTCCTGTTCCTGTTCCTGTTCCTGTTCCTGATTAGGCATAGCCTTCGGGGAAGGCTTTGGGGAAGGCTTCCCGAAAGACTCATCGAAAGCCTTTGCGAAAGCCTCTCCGAGCGCATGGATGCTGGATTCCAGGGCTTTGAACGCCTCGCGCTTGAGGTCGCATTCGGGGATCAGGTCGAACTCGCTGCCCCAACTACGGACCACGTTGGGTGATTCAGGGCGGTTGTGTTTGAGGGCGTTCGGAACCCACATGACACGCGCCTTGAAGTCGGCTTTCACCATGCCTTGGGCGAAGGCTTCCCCGAAGGCTTTGTCGAAGGCTTCCAGATCCCAGTCCAGGTCTTCCGCCATCGCGGCACGGCCAGCTCGAAACAGGCCCGGAATGGGACCAGTGTGCGGACCGGTGATCAGGTACAGCCATAGGCCCTGGCCGCTGGGCTGCATGGGCGAGAGGTTGCGAAACTTCTCATCGCCCCAGGTGCGCACCTCCACCTTTCGGTAGCGGCCCGTTGTCTTGCCGGGCCTAGGATCGGACTTCTCGGACATGCCGCTCCTCAACCTGCGATGCGATGGCGCGTAATGCTGCTGATGCCGTTGGGGAGTTGGGCGTCCTCGACGGTGATCGTGCGGAACTGCTCGTCTGGTGGCACCTCGAGAAACGGCGTATGCGTCTGGTTAGTAGCCTTCAGGTAGTCGACCTCGACCTTTGCCGTGTTCACGATGACGTTGGCCACGTCGGCCACAGCTCGGGCCCGGTCGATATCCATCGGGTTGTCTTTGTTGCGCAGGTCGGCCAGGGTGTCGAGGAGATGCTGGCGCACCGTGCTGATGTGATTGCTCATGGCTTTTCTTTCGTGATGCGGTTGATCTGTCGGTTGATGGCGCCCTTCAGTTGCATGAGCTGCACGACCTCCTTCGGATAGCGGTTGTGCAGGGTGTTGCGCTTCATGAGCTCGGTGCGCGTCACGAGCTCGAGCGCGTCGAGGGTGATCTGCTCGAGCACGGTGGTGCGGCGCCCGGGCCTGAAGACGACGACGTGGCCATCGGGAACGGGGCCGTTCGCCTCTATCCAGACCAGGCGATGCACTGCGACCCATCGGCGCGCGGGCACCAGGCTCGGGTCGTCCGTTACCTTGCGCTCGAGGTAGCCGTCCTTGCTTGGCCGGAGGCTGCCGATCGGCACGTAATTGCGTGCCTCGTGGGCAAGGCGCCCGGGCTTGAATCGCGTTTCCGCGGAGCGCCCGCCGGCGGTGTAGTGCGTGCCCTTGTTCCAGGAGGTTTGGCCGGGCT